AGTTTTCACATATTTTTCTTGGAATGGGTATAATTTGAAATCAACAATACCCTCATCTACGTTTAGAATTTTAACGTATTTCTTAATAAAATAAATTGGATCGGAAGAACACTTTACGATTTCTTTAACTTGCTCTTTTGTGTAAGGTATCTTTACACCGGCGGCCTTTAATCTTTGATTTCCATTAAAACATTCAAATCTATTAACCATCTAAATCTTCGTCCTCAGTATCTTCAGAAGGACCCTCTATTTGCTTTGTATTGTTAGAATTAGAAATACCTTCTTTTATCAACTTCATCATATCATCTGTAGTCATCATTAATGTGTTATTTTGAATTAAATTATTGTTGACTGTTTCTTTAGACGATTCTTTTTCAATTTTCAAAATATCTGCTCTTGTTTTATGAAGACCAATTAAGTCTTTTGTAACATCAGACACACTTTTCATTAATTCACCAAAAACTTCATATACTCTTGGTTCCTCAATTTCAGCAGATAGTCCTTGAAGCATTGTCATTGCTTCTCTACCCATTTCAATCAATTCTTTTAGTGTCTTTCTCGCTAAAAGAATATCATCATCCAGAACTTCAACTCGGCGTATTTGCTTCTTTTCTTCTAAGCTGAAAAGAGTATCAATGACTTCAATATCTGTTTTTTCATATTGAACTATTTCTGTTTGTGGTACATCAACTGAATATGATACTTTTTCTTCTTCTACAGTTTCATATTCACCATCAACCACATCAACAGAGGTATCTTTTAAGGTTTTTTCAGCAACACCAAATATATCATCTAATTTCGATTTAATATCATTTACTTTAGTCACTTTTGTTTTCATTTTTATTATGTTACCTTTACGCCAAATTCTAATGCATTTAAAGCAGCACCACCCCAAAAACTAGTTGTTACTGGATTAAAAACACTAGTATATTTTCTTATTGGACCATATCCACCAGCAACTAATTGATCTACTCCAGAATCATACGTAGAAACAATTTTAAAAATTGGTCTAATTTTTCTTGCCACACCAGCATCACTTTTTGCAGCAACAGCTAATATTTGGATAGCATCATAATTTCCTGTTGTTGGAAATGCTGAAGCATTACTCTTATACAAACAAACATCATTTGCATTGTTCGCATATGTGTATTTATAATTTAATTCCAATGCGGCCGGTGAAGATGAACCAAAAACAAAGTTTGTTCTAGTCGAAACTGCATCCAAGTTTGTTGATGCTGTAACTGGAGTGAAATTATTCACACTACCATCATTAGCCGGCAATGCTGTGATTACATGTCTTTCTGTAATAAAGTCATTTAATGCACTACCATCATTCGTATCATCGTAAACAATAAAATTATCAACAAAGAATGCTGTATTAATACCACCAGCATTCCAACCATTAAATGCAAACTCATTGGCATATGCGTTTGCACTCATTATAGTATTGGCACCAGTTCCTGTTAATTCGGATGCACCATTAACTTTTAAATCATAAGTACCAGTTGATCCATGAAACTTAACTTTCATACATAACCAATACCAAGTATCTGCAACTAATGTTGTTGATCCTGTTGCAACAGTGGCATTATTTCTTATAAATGTAAAATGTTGGTTATAGTGTCCAAAACCACATTGTTCTGTTGAGTTATCAAAAAAACTAAAAAAGGCTCTATTTTGTTTACCAGTAATGCCGGTCATTTTGAAATGAAAAGCAATAAATAATGTACTGTAATTACTTCCACCCAAAAATAAATGCCATGATGTATCCTGTGTTGAGAATTGACCGTACGCCGCGGATGCTGCCAAGCATCCCGGATCAGCAACACGAACTGGATCCAATCCAATAGAAGCTGAATCTGATTGTGGAGTTGCACCCCAACCCATCATATTAAATACTCTATTGCTAGTTACTGTTGGTCCTGTTGTGTGCTGGTGTAAATCAAATCCATCAACAAATATAAGTGCCATATTATTCCTATACTATTATCGGAGTATTTATGCAAGAAACATTAAATGTAGAAGATGGTGGTGTTGTTCCTGCTGGATTCCAAATTGCTGTTAAGAAAACTTTAGAAACATGAACACTTGGTGTATCTGAAGATAATACTTCAACAACTTCTTGTGTTGCTCTAATATTTGAAGAATCCGCAGATAATACTTCAACAACTTCTTGCGTTACTCTATTTTCTGCCATAATTTAACCTATATTAAGATTGAACTTTAACACCAAATTTTAATGAATTTAAGTCCGAAGGTGTCCAAGCTACAGATGTATCTGGGTTTGTTGTGTAAATCTGGCTATAGTAGGCATATGTTGAAATTTGTGTCATATCAGAAGATTCATATATTGTGCTTCCTGGCTTAATTAGAGATCTTAATAATCTAGTAGAAGCATCATCTTTTCTTGATACAATACCAACTTGAATTGCCTTAATATCGCTCATATTTGAAGGCATTGAACCTGTTGTAAATAAGCTTTCGTGCCCAACAGTTGAGCTTGAAATATAATCAGTATCGCTGTTATGTTGTGCCTCATCTATGCAAGTATATTGGGAACCAGCACTTGCAGTCCAATCCATCGGTGTACTATTTGCTGTTGGATAATATGTTCTAATAGTAACTTCATCTAAATGGTCGTTTAATGTGGATCCAGAATTATCCATCCAAACCATATCATCCATATATACATCATTACCCGTTACACCAACACCAATTTTGTTAACATAATTATTTGAAGTTTGACCACGAGTATTGATACCAGTTAAGCTTAATCTAGTTACACCATTAACTTTAACTTCAATTGAACCAGTAGTACTATGAGTTACAACTTTAATCGATACCCAATTCCAAACGTTTGGTGTATATCTCCATGCAGCGGATGAAGAATCGCCAATTAAAGTTGCACCAAAAATATTATTCTGAACGAAACCGTTTCTATATCCTTTAATCAAACCACTCGCCATTTCCAAAGAAACAACCCACTGGTTTCTTGATGCATCAGCAGTATCATAACCACAAAATACTAAAGTATTTGAATTATCTAATAATAATGCCTGATCTAATATAACTGTACCACTATTGGCTATAGAATACACTAAACCTAATGCACCAATACCTTGGTTAATCTTAATTGAATTTCCGCGATTATATCGTGTTGTAGACGAAGAAGATATATTTGCTGAAGTTGGTGTATATTTAATATATGTGGATGAACCAGTTATATGGTCAAAACCATCTGCGATTAGTATAGCCATAATAGTATTTATGTCCTTATGGTAGCTGGATTGTTGTTACCCAAATTTCAACACTACCAGCACTTAACGCTGTTGTGGTAGCATCTCCAAAATTTTGATTAGCAGTTAATCTTGCTACAATATTACCGGATGCAAATGAAGTTGATTTATATAAATCAGTATCACTAAAGTTAGTATTCGAAACAGCAGCATCTAAATCATAGCTACTAGAAACATATGCAGTGTGTGTTGTACCATCACCAATTGTCATACTAACATCAGTAAAGCCTGAACCAGAAAATGCAGTTGCACTTTTGATTGTAATACCTAATATTTTTGCTTTTGCCGGTAATGCGACTAAAGTAACAGATTGATCTGTAGCAGCATCAATAAGTTGTGTGTAATCAATAGTATATTTATGACAAACCGGCACATTTGAAGCATTTGATGTTAATTCTAGATCTAGTGCTTTAATCTTAACATATGCATTATCAGCAGAATTTTTAAAATCAACAACACCAGAATTATCTTTTAATCTCGTATTACCAACAGCAAAGTTTCCAGCGGCGCAACCAGTAATTGTTGGATTTGGATATGTTCCTGCTAAATCGCCACCAGCAGATCCAGCAGGAGTTACTCCAGCAATAGTTGTATTTGTTACGGCAGTAATTCTTCCTTTTGAATCAACAGTTATTGCAGGAACCTGTGTTGCTGTTCCATAACTACCAGCAGATGCTCCACTAGCTGATAGTGTTGTTGTCATACCAACCGATGTCACATCACCAGTTAGATTTCCAGTAAATGTTGCAGCAGATCCAGAAGCGTTGCCTGTTAAATTTCCAGTAACAGGTCCAGTTAATGCACCAATAAATGTAGTTGCTGTTATATTTCTTACAGTAATATCACCATTTGAATCTCTTTTTACGATTGTTGAAACATTATTTGCGTTTGTTGCAGCATTTGTATCAACAACAGATTGAGCAATTGCCGCAGCAGTTTTTGTTCCAACAGTAGCAACAGTAGGATTTGGATATGTTCCTGTTAAATCACCACCAGCAGATCCTGTTGGAGCTCCACCTCCACCGCTACTTGTTACATCAACTTCATTAACTTCGACTACACGGCCTTTCTCATCAACAGTAATTACTGGTACCTTTACATCAGATCCATATGTACCAGCAGTTAATCCAGATACATTAGCTAATGTAGGATTTGGATATGTTCCTGCTAAATCACCACCTGCTGTTTGAGCATTTTTAATAACATTTGCTAAATTAATACCCAATGCTGTACAAATTGCTTTAATTTCAGCACAATCTTGATTTCTATGATATGCAAAAACATAACCATAAACTGCATCACCAGAATTGTGGGATGCTACTGTTGTTCCTGCATATCCACGAATACAATTATTTAAGATGTTGCCTGTTTTTGCTCTAACTAAAATTAATTCAGTACCAATTAGTATTAAAGCAGGAATATTAAAACTACCACTAGATACAGTAATATTATTGGTCTGATTATTGTTAATAGAAGCCGCTAATGTAGTATATAAATTATCATTAGCAACACCACCTAAAGTTTCATCTGTTGGTAGTGCCGATGGGAAAATTGCTGTGTTTGGATTTGCCATATTATTAGAATGTTCTTAAATACTTTACTTTTAATGCGTATAATCTAGCAGCACCAGAAGCAGTATCGGTACCACGCATAATTCTAAATACCAATTCTTTACTTGTTAGTGTTTGTCCTGTTGTATCAATACTGACTATAGTGTAATTTAATCTATTGGCTGTTCCTAATACACCTTCTGTTGTATTTGCACTAAATGTCCAGGACGAAATATCTAACGATTCTGTCTCGGCAACTGGAGTTGCATCTACTTTCCAATTTACGTTTCCTGTAGTCGCAGCAGAAAACCAACGAAATTCAAATTCAATTGTTGAATTTGCTTTAAAATCAGATGGGATAAAAAAATGTTCCCACATAACATCTGATGTTGTCGCGAAATCAGCGACACCAAAAATATGGTTTGTATAATCAATAACACTAGCTGTTGGTTGGTTTGCTGTTTTCATAGAAAAAGCAAGATTCGCAGATGCACCTTGAGCTATTGCTGCTCTATAATAAACATATGTTGGATGATCTTTTGCTGGTGCTGAAATTGCTTGGTTAGTTACAGAAGTAATTCTTCCTTTTGCATCAACAACTAATTGTGGAGATTGTGTTGTTGATCCATATGTACCAGCAGTTACACCAGAAGTTGCTAATGTTGGATTAGGATAAGTGCCAGTTAAATCACCACCAGCAGCAGTTCCTGATGCCAAAACATTAGCTAAATTTGCTCCAAGTGCCGTTTCGATAGCCTTAACTTCAACAGCTAATTGGTTAAAATGGTGAGCAAAAATGTACCCAAATACCTGTGCTCCGTTTAAGTGACCAACAGCAGTTGTTCCACCAAAACCACGTACAACAGAAGTAAAATTTGAACCAGACTTATTTACTGCTAAAATAAATTCATTTTCTATTCTCAATAAAACTGGTACATTTGCAGAATTAGAAGATACTGGTATTGTTGTTGTGCTGAAATCAATATCGGCCGATAATGTTGTACTAAAGCCACCATTAGCCACCGGAAGATCTGTATCTGTTACCAACTGTGTTGGATACTTAGCTGTATTTGGGTTTGCCATATTATTCCAAAATCTTTATTACTTTTCCTATTATACATGTATTTAGTATAGGACCAAATACTCTACTATCGTAACTATTATCTGCTGTACCTAAAATGATATAGTTATTTTCTGGTAACACAGAATTCCATTGATTCTCAAAAGATTTTAATACCTCACTGTAATATATTACTATTGGTGTATCATTTATATACAACAAATCACCATCAACATGAAAATGGTCACCAGGTATTCCATATATTCTTTTTAGTATCTTTTGTTCATCATTTACTTTTACGACAACACAATCACCTCTATCATACACACCATCATCATTAATACATGTCTCAATATATTCACCGTCATTATAGAATCCTTTCATAGAATCACCGCGAATAGTATAAACCATATTAATAAAAAATCTTTACAAAACCGTGGCCTCCAGCTTGTGCTGCTGTATTTCCATAAGTTGCACTCATTTTACCACATCCACCGCAACCCAAACCAGGAGTAATAACACTACTCATACCACTTGGAGTACCATTTGTATATGTTGCAACTCTGCCACCACCTGATCCAAAACCAAAAACAGAATCTTGGACTCTTACTGTATTTCTAAATCTAGAAACAATAAGTTCTCCAAATAGTGTTTCCATATAATCATATAAATCAGCAGCAGTAGCAGCCGAAGCACCTAAACTTACTCTTAAATTCTCTGTATTATTTTTGATTAATTTATTCAATACTTCAACATTCTGATTAATCTTAACTGTTTCATCCAATGAACCACCAGGAGTTCCACCACCAAAAGAAATTAATCTAGCATTTGCAATATTAGTTGAAATAAAATCTACAATACCTGGTGTTGTTGCACCATCATTTAAAAATTGTCTTTGAACACCACCCCTACCATTACCAAAAAATACAGTATTACCTTTATTTTCCCCATTATATGCTTCAGAATTGTTATTGATATTTGGTATTCCAATTGTAGTTGAGGCAAAATAACCAAATTTTCTATCTGTATGTAATCCTGTTACCCAAGATTCAGCAAAATATCTCTTTGCTGCTCTACTTGATCCAGTAACAAATCGAATATATCTACCATAATCACCACCATATAATGTAATATTTGTTAATGAATCTAATACATTATATCCATCAATGACAGTATTTCCACCAACACCACCAAAACCAGAATTCAAACCAACAACACCAGCAGCACCACCAGCGCCAACAGTAATAGATAAATTGCTACCAGGCCGGACATTTAATTCGGTCATAATAAATTGACCAGAATTGCCACAAGGTGCACAAGGAGTATCTGAAGGTAATTGATTATCAGTTATAAAGCTATTTAAAACACTACCACCAGCAAGGCTATTTGAACTTGGATCCCAGTATCCATAACCACTAATACCAACAGAATTAATAGCAGCAGCACCGCCACCACCACCACTTAACGCCATGATCTTAACAACTTTAACATTAGATGGGATTGTAAATGTTGTTGCTCCAGAAGTTGTCCATGTCGCACCATCGTCTGTTGATACTTCCTGATTACCTGTACTTGGATTTCTTCTGAACAATGCAGTTCTATAATTCGAACCAGATGCAAATGCATCGACATAAGATTTTGTTGCAACAGTATTTGCATTATCACTAATTTGTGTTAATGCTGATTCAAATTTACCTGATGAGTTTCTTTTAACAAGCGCATTGGCAGTTGCAATTGAAGCAGCCGATTGTGTATCAACAACAGATTGGTTAATTTGAGAAGCTGTTCGAGTACCAACAGTAGCTACAGTAGGATTTGGATATGTTCCTGCTAAATCACCACCAGCATTTCCAGAAGCACCACCTAAAGTTACTGAAATATTCTGTGCTGCTGTAACTCTACCTTTTGCGTCAACAGTAACTTGTGGTATTTGATTTGATGATCCATATACACCAGCAGTTACACCCGAATTGCTCAATGTTGTATTCATACCGGATGATCCAACATCACCAGTTAGATTTCCTGTAATTGATGTTGCAGATCCAGTTACATTACCAACTAAATTAGCAGTAACAGTACCAGCAGCAAAATCACCAGACGCATCTCTCTTAACAAGAGTATTTGGTAAGTTTTGTGTTGATGCTGGAGGTAAAGATTGTTGTGAAAAGTTATCAATTTTCACTTTATCAGTAGCAGAAAGAAAACCGGCGGTTGATGTTGTTGCAATTGGGTGTGTATGAATTGATTCTAAAGAAGGATCTTCTCTAGATAATTCAATACCACCGGCATCTGTACCATTATGGACAGCCAAAGTACCCTTTTCGACTAATACAACAACTTCACCAGCTTTACCAGTAAATGCTGAATTTTCTGTATTACTTTTCTTTCTTTCTCGAAGTGCTTTATTATTCATATTACTATTTATTCCGGTAGATTAGTTATTGTTGTGTTATAAGTCCAATTAGTATCATCAGGTTCCGCATCGATTGGATTAGGAACAACATTAACTTTCATTGTTCCACCTCTACTTGGATCCTGAGTATCAACAATTGCATTTGCTGTTGAATCTCTAATGATCTTAACATCTCTTAATGGTTGATATAAGTATGCTTTTGCTTCAAAATTTAAAGTATGCATACCAATTCTTGTCTTATCAAATGCACCTTCATAGAGAATTTCACTAGTTATATTTTTAAATACAATCGGAATACTTCTAGTAATATTCATATCAGGCATTTCATGTATTGTTATTGAAAAGTCTGGCTCAAAGAATGGCAAAATCTGTTCAATAATTTGTAAAGAATCGTCAATATTTCTTGACATAATATATAAGCTATATGAAATATTCCAAGGAACAGGATTAAATCTAGCTAACAACTGAGTATTATCATTCGTTTTTAGATTTACAATCTGTCCTCTGGAAGGTAACTTTCTTTCTGCATCATATTGCAATCCTGTCATTTCATACGACATTCTAGGTAAAGAAATCTTTACTTTACTAGACTTATCAATATCATCTGCATTTGGATCCTGCAATAATCTAGTAACCCACAACTCTTTTGCAGCATATGAGATTGGGACTTTTAATGTACTTTGAACAACATTACTATTATCTATTCTCTGAATTTCTATATCATTAAATATAGTTCCAAAAACATATGTTATTTTACGTAAATGTTGGTGATAAAATGGATTATGTTTAAGCATTACTAATATCTACCACCACTGAATGGATCTTTTTCTGAGAAGTCTAATATAGGATCTGATTGTGTTTGGATCAAATCATTATTTGCACCAAGATTCTTTGTAGATAAATTATCTACCATTCTAGCTGTTGCTCTTGCACCATATCCAGAACCACCAGTAATTGCAACTGTTGGTTTTGATGTATATCCAGTTCCATTATTTGTTATTGTAATACCAGTAACATTACCAGTACCATTTATTGTTGCTGTTGCTAATGCACCAGTTCCGCCACCACCACTAATTGTTACTGTTGGTGCTGTAACATAACCCCAACCACCAGAATCTAATGTAATTGTAAACAATGGTCCCTCTGTTAATGCATTATCCAAACTAATTCTATCGATATCATCAATACCTGTTTCAATTCTTTCGGAAGAATATGCTACCTTTTCAACAGATAGCTTCCACGCATACGTTTTTCCTAACTGCCAAAATAATGCTTCATGGTCTGCTCTTACAATCTCATAAATATCTTTTGTCATCGGCACATAAATCCAATCACCTTCCATCGGTCTAACATGGACATTAGGGTCGATTTGCACTTCTTCCAAAAATCTCTTTCGAGAAACAACAAAACTAGCTTGTTTAACAATCTGATAACCAAACTTACTAGCCATAAAACCATCACCAAGGAAACCATCAAATGTTTCCAAATACATTTCAATCATATAATGTTTCTGATATTTCTTTAAAACATCTTCCCCAAATAGTAAATCCAACTTTTCTGTTGTTTTCTGTATATACACAACATCTATACCAAAATTTTGTATTGACTCCTCGATCAAAGAATCATACAAATTTTGTTCATTTTGATTCGAAAATGTTAAGTGCTGTAAGTGTGGATTTACCATTACTTTCTAACCAACAAAAAAATCTACGGGATACTGATACTTTTCTTCGGCCTTCTTTTCCAACATCTCTTTCATTTTCACAGCTTCATCGTAAATTTTATTAGCATTTAATTTTATACCACCAGGAAGAGTAAAATCTGCATATTTAATTAAATTTTCACCCCATTGCAATTTAATTAAGCAATATACATAGTCTTTGAACCACATATCATTCCATAATTTAGGATACAAAGATGTATCCAAATATCTATAGCATTCAACAATAATATATGAACCAATTACAACAGTTTCCCATCGCATATTTATTTTTAATTTATTTTCGTGTCTATTGAATCTAATACCTTTTGCTTGATTAAAAAAATGATCAATCAATGAAAGATACTGCATTGTAATATCATAATTACTAATATTACCACCAAGACCAATACCACCCGGTCTATAGAAATCATTTAGGAAAAATTGATATGAAAAAGAAAACATACCACCCCAATTAGCTAAGGATGGTTGAGCTAATACACGTATTACTTGTAAAACATCGTCTGGTAAAGTAATATAACCATTAACCTTATCTTCTTCCGTTATCTGGTGCTTATAGTAATCTCTTATCGACCCATCACCATGAAACTCTCGATAAAACTGTAAAGCCTCATCAACTCTATCGTCTATCTGTTCATCAGCAACATCAATTTTAATAAATGGATGACCTAATTTGGTTTTAGCCCATTCGATAAGTGTTTGTCTGTTGTATGGTACTGACATATTACTCCCTATTGTGGTGTAACTACAAAAACACCTTCAGAAATGTGAATTGGTGAAGTGCCATCAACTAACCGCAAAGACCAACGAAACTCTATAGTTACATTTCTAGTCAATAAAGAAGCTGTATCTTCCGGTAAGATATGAACTAAACAAGTGCCTGTTGATCCATCACCAGACAACTCAATACCAGAACCAATAGACTTATGGATAAATGCTTCTTCATCCAAATCTTGTTCATTTCTTTTTATATAAAAATGAACTTCTTTTTCACCCAAATCCGCAACAGCAGCAACACCATTTACTTTGTTGTAAATAGTTATGCTGTATGTTGCGGCTTCACCACAATTTAGATATATTGTTTGACCATTCATTTTAGTTAACTCTTGTTATAACTGAAAAATATACAATCTTTCGAAT